GCATATTTAAAAACTCTTAGCCCCTGCCCATTATTTGCATCTTTATAACACTCAAACTTATAGGGGCAGTAGTTACAACTACGATGTATCTTCATGTTGCCTTTCTTTCCCTCTGGCACAGATTCATAGCACCGTGGGGGCGGGGTAGCCAGCTTCAAAGCTTTCTTTACGCTTTGTATCTGGGTGTTGATACTGGGCTTGTCTAGTTCTTCTGGGCGATACAGGCACAACTCACCACTCTCTTTATTAATTACAAGAAAGCCGCCTTCAGAAGACTTCTCAGCCTCCTCATAGCCAGCAAGCTGAGACATATAACCAAAGGGATCATCTTCTCGTAGACGCCCCTCACGGAACTTGTTGAACGAAAACTTAGATGCGGTCTTAATATCAACTACTTCCCCATCAATCTTACAGTCGATGTGGCCTTTTATGCCTTTCACATCAACTTCTTTTTGCTCGTCCGTGACGGTGTGTCCTGCGGAACGAACCAACATTAAAAGAATTTCTTCAAGGATATGCCCGTAAAGAAACTTTAGTTGGACAGCGGGGTCAGGAAGTGATCGTTCTAATGGGAGGTTTTGTTCGTACCAGAGTTGTCGGGCAGGACGCCCAATGTTTGACATTCGCAGTGAAAACGCAGAGTCCCTTTCAGAAGGCCGCGCCCATGCTAAAATTGAATCTTTGATACGAGCTACCGTTTGGTCTAGATCTTTATCTGATAAACTAAATTCTTTTCCTTCAGACAACTGATTTAGTTGTCCATAAATATCGTCAATTAATGTGTCAATTTTCATTTCCTATGCCTTACAAAGCGACATTTGCGCGTAAGTGAATTGTAGTGTAGGTACTGTACACCAAGTTCTTTTTGTAGTGGAGTTTTTGCAGAGAGCCTACCATCTTTATAGGACTTAACATCTATAAGAGTAATGTTACCGTCTGGATCTAAGGCAACAATATCTATTGGGCCGGTACAGCCACAGTTTTTAAAAACATGATAGCCATTATCCCAGAGCCATGTAATGGCATAATGCTCTGCTAAATCTCCAATACGGCTAGGATCGTGTTTCACGGTTCTTCTTCTTTAAATCAATTAACCAAACATGGCCCTTACGTTCAGCGTCAACAAAGATAGAAACAGTTATAAAAAACATAGCTAGTAAAATTAAGTGCGCGTAAACACTACCGCCAAAGTAATACCAGCTTCCAGCCCATAACGCAAACGCACCGCTCCATGCTACAGATAGGTAGAACATTAAAAAGAATCTAGTCGTGGGGTCAGGGATGTGGCGTAGCGGATTTATTTTATGATTAAAAATATAGTTGTACCAATCATAAAGCCAGAGTCCAAACTTTTTCATGCTGGCTTTCCTCTACGCAAACATATTGTTTCTAATACTACATAGTCAAAGCAGAGGCGATACGGCTGGCGAGTACATATCTCGTCAATTCTATCTCTTGTAGTCCATTCTAAGCATGGCTCATCTTTAGATGTTTGATAAGTGCTACAAGATAATAAAAAACAAAGTACAAAAAAAATGCTAGTGTGTTTCACTCCAGTTGTCTCCTATTTTATATGCGCCGTCAAGTTCACAAAAAAGTTCTAGTTGCTCTCCAGCTTTTATTATTGAGTCTACACCTAACTGTCCCACACAATCAGATTGCTTTTCTAATGCTTCCACTTGCCACTCGTCATGTACGTTGCATACAAAATGAGCATCAAGAGTGTTTAGTTTAATTAGTTGATTAAATCCTATCATAGCCTGCTTCATAACAATAGCCCCGGCGCTTTGTAGCAGGGTGTTAAGTGCGGCGTGTTCAGATCGAATATAGAGCTTGCGTCCATCTAGTCCTTTGAGGAAACCTTTTGAAGCCGCTCTTCCAACTGTGTCTTTAAGATGTTTAAATGAAGGGAGATTATCGAAGAAACGCTTTCTAAGTTCCGAACCATCACGTTTGTTTCCTCCAACCACACTGCCAAGCTTTGCATCTCCTGCTCCGTATAAGAGGGCATAGATAAATGTTTTCGCCTGATCTCTTGATTCAAGCCCTGCAAGTCGTTGGTTAGTTGAGTGTATGTCTCCGTGCAATATTTCATTTTTGAAGTCCTCGTCTTTCATGTAGTGAGCCAGCATTCGTAGCTCAAGGCCACTAGCATCAATACCCACTAACTTATAGCCCTCTGATACAGTCCAGCAAGAGCGGCACTCCTTACCGTAAGGCGCTCTTACACTAGGAACTTGAGCCATATTAGGGTGGTTGTGCGTCATCCTACCTGTAATCGTACCATTAGGATTAACAAAACCCCTTACACGATCATCTTCATGTAACTCTTCAAGCCAAGAAGACACCTGTGCTATTCGCTTCTGCAAGAGAAGGTACTCAGCAATTAGAGTGGCTTCTGAAATGTTTTTAATTTTACTTAGCGTAGACTCATCAACAATTGGTTGCCCAGTAGGTGTGAAGTGTTTAGGCTTCCAACCAAAATCAATAAGATATTCACCTATCTGTTTGCGAGAGCCTAGATTAAACGGAACCTCCTCAATACGAACAGTCTTTCGTTTAATAGCTATTTCCTCGTACTCTTCTTGAGTCAGCCTGCTTTTCTTTGTACTGCCCTCAATTAAACCCATCTTAGACAACGCACCTGTCTTGGTAAACTGAGCCAACAAAGTAGTCTTAAGTTGCTTAGGACGAAAAGTTTTTTGAACCTCACGCTTTACTTCTTTGAGCCTATCAGTTAGTTCAGCAACAAGAAGCGTTGCAGATTTTACATCTAGCAGAAACCCACGATCTCGTTGGTCTGCAATAATTTTTAATGTCTCGTGCTCAAGAACAACTGACTGACGGCTGAACCCGCGAGACTCAGTTTTTAGATGATTAAATACTTTTGCATTAAGAACAGCATCGTTGCGGCAGTAGTTCAACATATCAGGAGTATACTCACCAAACTCATCGTGATCGATTTTCCTAAGACCAACACGATACCCCCAAGACTCTAAATTATGTCCGCCCTCTCTCGTTGGATTAAACAAACGAGACAATACAAGCGTATCAACTACAGCCCTACCTTCAGCCAAATCGATGTTGTGTATTTTCTTTATGGCGGGTAGATCGTACCCAATGATATTGTGACCTATCAGCTTATCAGCGGTGTTTAAAAAAGCTAGGCCATTAACAATCTCAGTAGGCCCAAAGGTCTTTGTCTCGCCCGAATCAGGGTCAACAGCGGCGATACACCATATTTTTGTAGGTTCTAAACTGTCTGCTTCAATGTCGAACACGATGCTTTTCATAGCTCAATCTCATTTTGTTCTTCTATTTCCATAGCTATTTCACTGAGCCTACCACTATCTTTATCATAAAACAACTGTGTAGCCAGCCCCACATCACCAGTGTACCTAGACTTTAGCACTCTAACTTTTGTAGTGCTGGCCTCCACAGGATCTTCTGACTGCTGATTGCGCTCTAGAGAAATCACACAGTCGGACAACTGAGCGATACTCTGTGAGCCGCGTAGATGATTTAGTCCTGTTTCAATACCATTCTCGTGACCACGGTTACCGTCAACTCGTCTAAGGTGTGACACAAGTATTAAGCCTATGCCTGTCTCTTCCACCAAAGTTCTAAAGTTGTGCATGATGGTGTCGATATTACGGCGCTCGTCACCGTCAGTAGTCATAGACAAAAGCATATGCAAATGGTCAAAAACTATCCATTTACACTCAAGGCCCATCGCCATAAAACGTAGTTTAGAAAAAACGCTATCAACATCGTTCATGCCAAGATGGGCGTGAACATACACCCGGTTCTCGTTGTTACCGCTATACAAAACATTAAAGAAATTATCAATCTCTTCATCACTAAACTGAACACGTACACTATCAATGTGCAAACGGGCGTTAGCTTCAATAGAAAGTATGCCATCCACAGTTCGACGCCAATCTTCCTCAAGAGCAATAACGCCTACCCTGTCGTTAGTATTAGTGATTAACCAGTGCTCAAGCTCACGAGTCACGCTGGACTTACCTAGTCCTGTGCCGCCCGTAAGAGTAATTAACTCGCCTTGTCGCAGACCATCTAACTTGTCGTTAAGACCATGCCAAGGATACGGTATAGATTCTTTACGCTCACGCTTTTTATAGTTGTCCCGCTCTTCACTGACATTCAGAATCCCAGACGGCGTATAAAGTCTTGAAGCCCACCACGCAGTAACGTAAGCTTTGTGGTGACCCAGCTTGAGCATTTCATTAGGATCTTTGAATTCCACAGGGAGTGAAAGTATCTTAGCTTTCCCCGGCTTGAGGATACGCGCCACTTTCTTTGCGGCTTCTTTTCCTGCTTTGTCGTTGTCGAAAGAAATAACCACCGTATCGAACGATTCAAGAAATTCAAGATTTTCTTGAACATCACGGACTGCACCCTGTGCTCCATTCTTAACAGATACAACCGCCCATTGACTCCCCAAAAGTTCGTATGCCGCCATAGCATCACACTCACCTTCAGTGATCGTAATATATTTGCCACCCGCCTGTGCAATTTGCTGACCAAAAAGGCCAGTTCCTTTGGGTGAGCCTGACCAACGAAATGTTTTATCTGCATTACGCACCTTCGTAGCAACTTCTTCATTGTTGATATACGCAGGGTAATGGTGTTGGGTAATATTTCCCTGCTCGTCTTTAACAGATCTAACGCCATATTTTTTTGCAGTTTCAAGAGAAATGGATCTATCGGTGAGAGCGTGATATACGCTATTGGAGAAGGGAGTGTTATCGTTTGATCGTTTGAAGCTGTTGAAGTCTGCCACATTGCCTCCCATCGCAGATTCGTAGTCTTTAAAAAAGGTTCCACAACTAAAGCATTTTGCAGAACCATTTGAATTTATGGCGACAGGATCACTGCCGCCACATTCAGGGCAGGGCTTTTGATAGCCCACAAAATCGCCCATAGTTTATTCCTCCGTATCATTGTCCTCGACAATTGCAGAGTCATCCAAAAGCTCTTGCATCTTTTGGTGTAGTGCCACCGCAGATGCTTGAGCAATTGTTACTTCATTTTGAAAGTCATCGATGCGATCATTAACATTCGCTAACAGCTTGAAGCAGGAAACTGCCTCAAGTGTTAGCTTTGACACATCGTAAACTTTATCGTCAAACGTGTAACGATAGTTCACAACTCATCTCCATCTTCGCCATCGACAATATCAAACTCAGCACCATCAGGGCTGGCATATTCCACCAACTCTAATACTTGCATCGCTTGAAAGTCAAGCCCCTTGTACAGCGTACCATTCCAAGTGGACTCCCACTCTTTGTACTGCACCCGAACCTTACTGCCGTTGCCGACACTTACGTTCAGAGGCTGTTTGTTTTTGTCCAACAGCTTTGGAGCAGAACGCACCATACCGTTGGGGCCATTTACTTTACGCTTGATAAGAAGTGCTGGGCCTTCGTCCATATCTTTCACCGTGAAACCACGACTTTGAAAGTCTTTGGCAACATCATCAGACACCACCAAGTTCACAGTGTACACGGGTTGGTACGTTGTGTTTGGGGTGGTAACAGAAGCCCAGTATGCAACACCTTCTACAAGAGCCATAATCAAATCTCCGAATTGTCAAACTTGTTAAAAAGAAAATTAATGTACTGCGGTATCATTCTATAAACGTAATCTTCAGTCAGCGCTTCATCCTCCATTTGAGCGCTTCCTTTTACAAACTTACACATATGTGAAACAGCTTTATAGTCAGGCATACCAGCACCTAACGACATGATAAAAGCTTTACACAGTGCGTCCTCTATATTTAAACTTTGTTGTTCCATAAATCCTCAATCATAATTTCCAGTTAAAATAGTCATCTTTACTAAATCTATAAGTAAATTAAACTTTTCCATTTCAACATCAGATACCACCTTTAAATCTTCACCAGTATCTACTATTAAGATAAAAGGATATCTTAAAACTTCATCAGTGTTTTCAGACTTTTGTAACTGCTCTAAACCCGCTGAAACTTTATCTGATAAAGATTTATTTTTTTTGTCACCAAAGTTACCTTGTATGATCTTCAACTAACACCTCCATCTATGAGATCTAGGAAGACTATACAGGCCAGAATCTGGGTTGTCAAGTGGAATGGTAAAATTACGCAAACGCATACTCGTCCTCATCTACAAAAAGCTCCTTGCCTTTGTCAGTAAATAAATATTTTGGATCAACAGCAAAACAAACACGCCCTATGTCAGAGCGGTCTGCATCGAAAGCACACTTCTCAAACAGTGTATACTTGTGACCATCCCACGGCTTCGCGCGTGTATGCAAAGCACAAGCAGATTGCAACATCCAACGCTCTGCCGTGCATAAATCAATTAAGTGTTTTATAGACTCAACATACTCTGCGGCACGAGGCCCATGCTCAGGATCATCATCTTCATTTTTTCTACAAGAATCATGTAGATACGCAAAGTATCTAATCAGTTTTGGATTTAAATCGTAGTGTATTGCTAGTTGCAGTCCAGCCAGTGATACATTGCAATAATGTTGTATGCCGTGTATTTCTGAAAAGTAAAACTGGTTGTCTCGTTTGAGACGGTCAATAAGTTTGTTCACGTTTCTAGTTCCTCTATAAGCCAATCAAGATATACTCTTGCTTTCTTTACGTCTTCAACACCGTTCTTGTAACGAAAGCGGTGCAGATATTTCATCACATTACCAGCACAATAAAATTGAAATGCTGGCCCTAATTGTTGCTTAATGTAATCAATTGCTTCGATCCCCCCTTTATTGTAGTGATCTGGTTTGGTTACGGGGTCGGTGTGTGTATCTTGGGGATGATACAATTTTCCTGTAGTTGTTTTGCTTACCTTGTTCCACTCTTCTGGTGTTGCGTCATCAATACTCATCGAATTACCCTCACGTTACCTTCTGTTTCAATTACAACTCTTGCACCACAAGAAAGTAAAGGCTTGTCGTTGCCACCATACTTAACAACTGACGGCCCTAATATTTCTACTTCATGGCAGTAAGTATTTGATTTACCACGCTTTATTGTGATGACGGGAAGATCTGTCCCATCTTTTTTATTAGCACGAATCTTGTGTTGGTTTACGTGGACGTAAGTTTTCATGCTACATCTCCGTGGTCTGTCCAGTGGTAGTCTGCTTCAGCTATCTCATCACGTATAAGATCAAATATATAATCAATATTGAAGTAACTACTGACATTATCTCCAGCCAAGTTACCCCCAACCATTTCGATTTTATCAAGGTCTATCCCCTCTGAGTGATTTGTGTAAAAAATTCTAATGTCCATTGTTGCCCAATCACAGTCTAGTTCTGTCACAAAACTAAACGAGCCATATATACTAGGCGTTCCCATACTCTTCCTCCATTTCTAGTCTTGCAATAAGATAGTCAATCTGCATCAAAGCCGCAGTCTTACCATGTGCCATACCGCTCATGTGATAGGTAAGAGCATCTGCTTTACCAAAAAGACGTTCATATTTTCGCATCGTGCGTAGATTGTCAGCCTTAAGATCGCGTAAAGTCTGTCTGAATTGACGCAAGTCTTGTAATATATTCATTGCCATACCATCCTTTGATAGATTAAAACATCGCAAATAGTACCGTCAGCCGTCAGCTTTCTTTTGTCTTCTTGAGCCATCTCTTCTGTCTTGTACAGATCAAGTGACTTTTCTCCTGCGACTGTATCGTAGTATTCCATGACCCAAACGATTAAAGGTTGATCGCTCATCATTATCTCCCGTCCGATTGAATTAGTTCATCAAGCCAACGTATCTCGTAACGTCTAGTCTTTACTAGCTTGTCACCTATGCCAATATAAATCGGCAGTGACTGATCCATCTCTTTTTTACTTTTAGCGACTACATATTCCATGCCATCAGTAGCTTTGAAGGTTGTCAACTTTTTGACATGACGCCATATAATCATGCCGTTGCCGCGCTGTAGTTTAGGTGCTACATAATACATATTACGTTCCTCTGTGTCGGTTTATCCATTGTTCAACGGTGTCATCTGAATAAGATGCATTGATCCAAAACTTCATTAGCTGATCCATAGACCACTTGCTTTGTTCGTTGTGCAGGCAGTCCAGAATAAAAGAGCAATAGTTTTCATCATTCATTGCTGACCTGACTAGCCTATCTGTATTTATCACCGGCTCTTCATTCTGTTTCAGTATCATCTGCTGTACCCCTTTCAATTAGTAAACTGCGTAGGGCCATCTCCATTTCTTCAGGCCGTCCGTTTAAAATATATTGCTGGGTGTCCTCTTGCCATATGATAAAGTGGTCTACAAAATTAAATGCAGTGATTACTGTATCGTAGTCACTGGCTGGGCCATTGGGCATAAAGTCTATTAACATCGTTGCGTCTCCTCTAAGACCTTCTAAGTTTTAAAACCCCTTACCCTGTAAGGGGGTTTTAAAACAAGAAGGTCTAAAAAAAGCCCCGAAGGGCTTTGATTAGTAGTAACCTTCACGAACTTTGTGAAGGATATTAAAGATCTCAGACTCAGCAAAATGTAAATCTCTCAGTTCTTGAGCCAGCCCTGAGTAATCAGGGTTAGGCTTGAGATAAATATAAAGCTGAACAAGAGACTCAATATCAACTTTCTCAGGCCGCGATACGGAAGACATCAGATGTACATACCTTCCGAACAACATCTGAACGCTTCTGCCTCACTGAAGCAATGTTAGGTACAGATCTCTTGCTAGATGCTGGAGCATGAGTAGACCAATCAGTTAGAGTGTTGTATACAGCCCACTGGTTGTAGCCCATCTTGTCTGAGTACTCATTCCAAGCCTTGACAAGATAGGTAAGACTGCTGTTCTGGCGCGGCAGTTGATCAAACACTGCTGACCATGAAGGACCACATTCAGCTACAGTAGCGCGGACTAGATCTAAACATCCAGCCGCCTCTGCAAAGGTAAACATTACTTGTGCGGCTGTAACTTTAGTCTGATACATTTGCGCCCAAAGCTCACGCTCTTTGTCAAAGATAGCTATCGACTTGCTGATAGATCTTGCCGCCGCATTGATATCAAGATTCTTTGTGTGTCGAGCCTTAAATAAACCAGCCTCGCCACTAACAAATACTTGACCATTAAAGCAAGCAGATTGTCGAGCACCAACAGACAACAAGAAAGAGAAAGTACTATTGAGAGAGGTAATACCCAAGAACGTAAGCTGTGCTGTGTCACCATCAGGTGTAGCAAAGCTATGCTCTGGTAGCCTGTACTTAACAAACGTAGCCGCACCATTGTGACTGCACTCAATAGTTTCAGTGATGCCGTCAGTGTTTAAATCACTACGCATAATGATTGCACGTTGAGTATCAATCAATTCGCGGGGTGCGACAGGCTTGTAGTTTTTACCATGAACACCAAGCTCGTCCATAGTATCAGTACGAACTACTGCAACCTTTGATGAGTCATACCACTGATCGGTATCATCATTAAAGTAAAGCAGGGGTCGGGTTGCCACAGGAAAATCAGCAACACCATAGCCTTTGCCAGCAAAAGGATCTGCTGGGCGCTCAGTACCAAAGATAGAAATTACATCTGACATAATATGTCTCCAGTTAGTTAAAGGTTTACCGCATCTTGAAGATAGCTGTAATGCACTTGGGATACATGAAAGCCATCCTCAAATCTTTTGGACTTGGTAGCAAGTGTATTGCACCAAGTGTTCCATAACTTTTCTGTACCAATGTCGTGACATATAGAAATATAATTCATAACACGACGATTTTTTATAGCTTTAGATTTTACAGACTTAGCTAATTTTAAATCTTTCAGGGGGATACTGTACATCCGTAGGTTGTGAATGTCAATACATCCCACCAATCCTGCGGATAATTGACAAACAAAGCCAGCCTTTACCATGTTTAACCCATCAATCTGTAAGAATACATTCATCAGAGACAGGGCTTTGTCATCATCAGGCTTGTTTGAATTAAGAACTGCAAGATATTGAGAATAAATAAATTCTTTGCGGGACATGAGAGACTTGTAAGCCTTGGCCTTGTTACCCCAAATAAATCTAGAGTTAATGCCGTTTACTTTTACATCTTTGAGTTGATTACCAACAGCATACCACGGCTGTTGAATACTCAACACGACCATAAGTATTACATCGGCAAGGTTAGAACTAGATATCTTGGAAAACTTTTGTACCTCTGTCGCATGAGTCAAGTACATTTTCTAAATCCTCAACAGAATCAAAAAAAGAATCATCAGGATACACACCATGTGTAATAAAATTAAGTTGTGTTTGAGACAGGCGAGGCATAGCCTCACCCGCCGTCATTCTGTTTTTCTGCCAGTTTTCTAACTCTTCAGAAGTAACTGGCAGATCAACAGTTCTAGCTACATTCATATAAACTAAACGAAATTTCATATCAATACGCTACATCTTTTAGCGCCTCCTCATCAGTTTTAGTAGCTTCTGCAAGTTGTGCCTCAAGCTCTTTAATTTTATCGCGTTGATTAGATACTGTAAGTGCTAATAAATCCAGCTTGTTAGCAACAGCCTCATGATATAGCTGATTAATCTGCTCAACTGTCATGTATTCCTGCATAAACTTTGAGGGGTCAACCTTTTGGTCATCAAAACAATAGTCAATAATTTCTTCTGGGGTGTAGCCTTCTGCTATAGCAGTATCAATAACATCACTGAGGCCATCAAACTCTATGTCAAACTGACCATCGTAATCGTTAACATCTACTTCCATTTCTACAGTAAAGTAACCAGTAGCGTGTGCCATAATGTTTTCTCCTTAAGAAACTTTAGAAATTTTACCATCAACCATTGTGACCTTGGCGAAAAACTCGCGCCCAATCCCTGTTATGTGAGGCCGATTAGCCCCGACTAACACACCATTTGCCCGATACTCTGGGCCAAACATACTCGTTTCAATATATCGCAACTCGTTGCCGATGTTTTCTTTCAATACTTTTTTGCTGGGGTATGCGAACACAATCATATCAATCTCCGTTGTCATCGTCGGTGGTGGGGGGCTTCTTAAGTCTTTAAAACCCCTTACCCTGTAAGGGGGTTTTAAAGACGTAGAAGCCCACTCTAATTTAATCTTTCAAGCCGCCAGTTATCTTTGCCAGTATCTTCTGGTGCATCATCATACTTGGCAACCCGCTGTAGTTCTGTTGTTTCTGGAGCAAGATCCCAATCAATATCCCAATAACCTTTTTCTCGTATCTTATCTTTCATGTTGATAAACATTATTAACTCCATCCTATCTGTTGGAGTTTCAGCAAATTTATTTAGATGAGAGATGCGCCGTTCAATCCATGCACAATCCCAACTGCTTTTATATTCATGGTCTTCATTACCATAGCGCAGACAAAACTCATTTTCATCACCAAGGCTATGCCTGTAGTACCATACATCATAGGAATGAACAGGGCCAGTAATACTAAATAAATAATCTTCTTCAGGGTGATTACACTCATTCTTCCATAACATACTCATACCTCATAACTCCCCATGTGACAACCATCACCATCTTCAATATAATAATCAGAGCAATAATTTACTTCAAACTCTTTGCACCATCGTTCAGTTTTACTGTCCCGTTTGGCATCAAAGTATCCTTGCTCTGCCGCTTGTTCAAAGGTGTCAAAATACAAAATTACTTTAAGTTTTTTCATTTAAAATATCCTTTGAAGTGTAAAAAAAAGAGGGAGCCGAAGCTCCCTAAAGTCCCCCGCAATTAGCAGAGTTTTAACAGGCAGAAATCACCATCATTGTTAATCTTGTAGAAGCTGTACCGCCCCTTGAGATGGTTTGCCGCCGCCGCCTGAGTTCTTTGGCGATCAGCATATGGTACAACAAACCACTCTAGTGGTTGCATTCGCTCAAACCTTTCTCGCCAAGGGGAGCGCCGACCACGAGTATTAATTGGTTGGGGAGCAGTACCTCTTTGAACAACATGATAGTTTGTGTTACTTTCAGAATCTGCATAACGCATAACAATTTCTCCGTATAAAGTTTAGGGTGAGTGGTTGACTTGTAAGCACAGCTTATCATCTCAAAGCTAA